GGCGAGCCGACCAAATACCCGGGCGCCCGGAAGATGTACGGCCCATTGACGGGGCCTGGATCGCTAGAGGGATCTACCGGCGACTGGCCACCGCTCTGATCTGGATAGATCAGCGCATGGCCCACGCCTTCGGGGAACTCCTCAGCGGTAATGGTCAAACCACCGTCAGCGGATTCCTCAATAGATAGAATGCGCACCGGGAATGCCGACAGTCCTAAATTGCTGTCGGTTAATTCGACGATATCGGTCGGCTCCAGATAGCAATAACGCATTGCCGATATGCGAAAGTTGTATTTGTTCCGAATGTAATAGGCGCGCTGCACCATGTTTTGGGCAATGAACTTTGCCGTTGACCCCTCAGTTAATCCATTAACTTTTACAGATTGCATGGAACGAGCGCCATTCGTTACCATGTCGTCATCAATCGACGCGACAACACCCGACTGGTGATAGCTGTTGGCTCGATCAACGTAACTCACGCGCACGATGTTCAGCGCATCATTAGCTGCTTTCCGGGTGACTTTAACGGGGGCCTCTGACCCACTCACAAGAAAGTCGCCGGCAGAAAGCGATACTACAGGATTCAACACCGGGGTATAGGTCACGCCATTCCCAGTTACCGCTTTGTCACCCAGGGGGACAACTTTCAGTACCCCTTCGCTGAAATAGGCATAACTGTTGGTTGCCCTGAATAGGTCTGAAAGCACCTGAGTGCCGTCGGTTTGCTGCGAATAAACCGGTGAAAGGAACAAATTATTGGCAATACAATAATCACTGTATTGTGTCAGATCGCCCAAATAATTAAACGGCAATCCATATTGGATGTTGGTGCAAATATCGGTCAGAATTGCCGACGGGTTGGCATCAAAAATAGTCGAACTGAACTCAAATGTGGTGCTTATTTCATAGTTGTAGTTGGGCAGGCTGGCACTCCCTCCAAGATCCATGTTGTCAACGCCGAACAACGCTGTCCCGGAATACCCAAGCTGGTGGGAGGCCGGTAGTGCAGACCACGGAGCCTGGCCTACCGCACCGGTCGCAGTAAAGGGAGCCAGCGTGCCCAGCAGGACTTTCGAAGTTCCCGACCATACGTTCAGGATTGACTTGATCGGCCCTTCGCACAGACCGTTCAGATAACTGCACCGGTAAGTGTAGGAATGGCTTGATTGGCCACCTCCGCCCTTGCCGACGTTCTGGGTGTGCGATTGACTTTTGAATCCCCAGTAGTCGATGACGTTGCCGCTGACCTTGTTCCGGCCATATACAACAGGTATCGGGGGGCCGTACTGTGCGCCCTGCAGGTTGATACCCATGGCTTTAGTGCTGGTCGTGTGCGCCTGGCGCCCTGGGCCACCACCAAAAAGACTGCTCATGTTTTAATGCTCCAATAGGCGTCTAATCTTTGCCGATATGTGCCGATCTCTGACCGTATCACCCTACCAGCACGTAGGTCAGCATGAATCATCATGTCATCACCCACCAGAATTCCAGCATGCGAAACACAGCGGCCAAACTTGAATAACGCAATGTCGCCGGGTTCGGCATGATAGGTAAGCGTAGCAAAGCGGGAGACAATATCAACGAATCGCTCTTCTGAACGGTGTAGCATCCAGTCTGGGGGGTAGGGCCGCGGGTCGAACGGTCCGACCAGGCCGCAATCTGTATACACGCGCACCAATAACATCGCACAGTCCACCCCTTCCCCGATCACATCGGCCCCGTGATGCCACGGAGTGTCCACCCAGCGCGTAGCCTGTGCTATGATGTCCTCTCGGATAAATTGGGAGATATGTATGGAAGGCGCAGTAGTTCTTATCATCGTTTTCGGCCTGATATTGGGGATTGCCCTGTATTTTTTGCCGCTCATTATTGCTGAGATCCTCAGTAGCCCCTATGTGGGGCATATTCTGTTCATCAATTTGTTCCTCGGCTGGACAGTCCTTGGCTGGTTTGCAGCCCTACTCTGGGCGCTCCGGGTATCACCGAATCTTGAACTTGGTGAAGGTTCCTCCGGGTCCGTGCCCTCGGGCTGAGTTTCCGCCTCCGGTCGGCGTATAGGAAACCGGGGGTGATCCTGCCTGCCCGACTTCGAGCGTTTCGGGGATGGGCACAAACGGGAAGCCGCGGAAGTGAGGAAGGTTCGCAAACTTTGCCTGACACGTCGCCTGCGTCTTGTCACACCCCGCATAAGCCGTGAAGGTGTCACCGACTGCGGGCGCGAACGGGAGCGGGTAGGCGAGCACAAAGGATGCGGCAATGAATGACTTGACATACGTGCGGATGCCCTGGTTTGCCCCCGATGTCCAGATCACATAGCCCTGATTGAAATATCCATCTGCCTCGGTGGCGCCGCTACCAAATGATGTGGTGGTTGTCGTTCCGGATACCGTCAACGCTGCGGAGAAATTGGCCGCAAGTAGTGTGCAGCCAGAATCAAATAACGCATGCTGGCACGCAGGCAGATAGTAGTTCCTCGGGAACGAGGTGTTGATGAATCGCAGCATGGAATTACAGGTGAGCTTGACCGATCCGGCCATCGATCGGGTTTCAGATACGATACCGGTAAACTTGTTGACGACGCCATTCACGACTGGATTGCTCCAGTCTGGGGCGTAACCGGTGCTCACCTCAATTTTAGCATTGTCGAATCCACCTGCTGACACAAACGCCCCCGGTGTCAGGTTGTTGATGCGTGTGGCCGGCGAGAACAGCAGCGTGATGTCCAGATTGTCAGAACCAAGACCGACCGCACATTTAATCAGCCCGCGCTCTACGCCTGGCTCTGTGCCACCGGTTGAGTACACGTTGGCGGCATAGGTGATGCTCTGATCGGCGCTCGTCCACCGCATCACCGTACCATCGGCCAGAGTGAACGTGAATAGATCGGCTCCCACCAGATTCTCACTGGTCTGGATCATTGTCAGGAATGCCGCACTGATCGTTTTCATCGGGTACCCACCAGTTTTATAGTCTTCGTCCGGTACATCTGCGCCATAAATTGATCGAATCCCAGATTGTCAGGAAACCTGACCACTACCTGACCATTACCGTCTCCGGGATCAATGTAAAAGGGTATCCCGGCTCCAGCTTGCTGAATGAAAAACGCCCGTAGCGTCACGTAGTCGACAGCCGTCATCACGTTGATGGGAATATCGACATCAAACAACGGCGACTGCATTAACGATGTAGTGAAAGTTGCCCCGCTTTGAGCCGTGTTCACCAAGGTTTTGAACCTCGGCGTCACCACCACGGGCCACCCCTTGCCGCGCAGTGATGGGAAAGTGTTATACGCCATAGCCGGTCCTGTTGAGTGACGACAGAGCATTGATCAGCGCTTCTGGATTACGCTTTAGATAATCCTCGAAGCTTTGCGAATCAATGGCGTGAATGTGTACGGTGTGACCCCCTCCGGTCATATTCCTGACGTTATCGGCCAGGGGCGCCGGTAATACCATTTCGTTTTTATGCAGTTGCGTCATCGTTCCATCTTGCGGGACTCGATCCCAGCCGCCCTCAGCGCTGGCTACCTCACCGACTAGGCCCAGTACAGCAGCACCGGCCGCGATGGATGCGGCCACGGCCAGGAACGGCCCGATGTAGGGTATTCCAGCCATCGCAGAGAATGCGCCAGCAGCAGCTTTGGCCGCTTCGGTGATGATCCACTTTATGGCATGTGCAGCGTGCATCATCGTGGATTTAGCAAAGCCCATGGCCTCTATGGCTAGACGGCTGAATGTCTCTCCCTCCAGAATGCCGGTCTTGGCCATCTGAATAGCGGCATAATGTGTCAGTTCCTTCACGCCATAATTGATGACTTCGGCCAGCATTGCTGACATCAACCGGCGTTGCGCCTGCCACATCGTGAGAGTGCCCTGTACATATCCCGTGACAATACCGCCGAAGGCCGCGCTGATTGGGTGAACGATCTTCTGCCACTCAGCAACCCGAGCGTTCGCACTCGCCGCGCTGATTCTTTGCATGGCCAAAGCGTGCTGAGCTTCAACAGTGAATATCTGGGCCGATACCCGGGCCGCTGCAACCGGACGCCGCGCATCAAGTGCCAGCTCCTTTTGCAGTACATTAAGCTTTAGCCGGTACAGCCGTTCTTGCAGGGATTCTTCCTGGGCATACATGGCCTGAGCGGTCATTTCACCCATGCGGACCTTTTGCGCATTGATGGATTGGGCAAGCCCCACCGAAGCCGAAGCCATGGCTATGTCAGCCGCAGCGCCGATCTTGTTCAACTGCCCGCTTTGCCGGTCTTGCGTGGCCTGCGCTCTCTGTCCCGTCATATCCTGGTGCATCAGCCCTTTGTCGAACTGATCCATGCCAGTGGAAACTGCGTGCGTTATTGCTCCGTGCGTTGCGCCATGACCGGTCATCGCCTGCATGTGCTCATAGGCCGCGATGTACACGGCAGAACCTTTGTCTGCAATGCCGTAGAGCTTCGTCCAGAAGTTGTGCTCAAATGACAACCGATGGGTGTAAGACAGATCCATGATCGCTTCACGGCGCTTTAGCGTTGCTTCATCCCTGGCCAAACCGCCCTTGCCAAACAAGTCCGGCAAGACAATTGCCGGGAGTGCGGCCGTACTCTGTTTGGTAATCTCAGCCTGTAACTTTGCCACCTTGGCCTTAGCTTCGGTATAAGCTACACCGCCCCCGAACATCCCCACTGGAGCCAGCTCGGCAACATTGACTTTCACGGCTTTGAGCTTTTCCTGCAAAGTCCCTCCGCCGAATGCAACGTCCACAGCGCGTCCAACGCGCTCTATGGTCGTTTCCAATTGCTGCCACAGGCTTTGGCTTTCGTGCACCTTCTTGGCCGTCTTGGCTAAGTGTTGATCAAGCGCCGAAAACGCCTCAGACGCTCCACCCACAGCATTACCTACTCGATACATCGAGTCGATCTGAATCATCTGTGCCTGAGTTAAGAAGTGGAACTGATCGTTGAGTTTCTGCACCGCCCCGGCACTGTGCGCCATACTCAGCACTTCGTTGGCCGCAGCAATTGCAGATTTCCCTGTAGCTTGGGCCAGGTAAACCGCAGCGTCTCCAGCGTTATGCAGAGCCTCGCCAGCAATCTGACCCGATCCGGCAAGCTGTTGGTAAACCGTCTGCGCGGTGCCAATGGTGCTCACCGATGAACCGATCGATGCAGCCCACTGATCGACCTGGCCGCCAGACTCTCCGGCAGCGTCCCCAGTTGCGGCGATGGCATCCGTTAAATTGTCGATCTTCGATTGTGCATAGAGCGCATCAATCCCAACCAGCCCCAGCGTGATGCCAAAGGCACCAAGGGGGGTCATCATGGCCTGCAATGCCATGCTCAACATGCGGAATACACCGACGTAGTGCGCGCCTCCTGAACTCGCCTCCATGGCCGCGTCATTCTCAACAACTGCTACGGTGTTGGCCTCAATTTCACCGGTAAGGACGGCTTCGGCAGCGTCAAGCTCAGCAATCCTGGCGGTATAGGCAGCTGTGGTTATGGCTCCGGCCTCCATCGCGTTGTCGAGTTCAATCTCGGCTGCAGTGATCGCCTCGGTTGACCCTAAGCCAGAATCAAATGCCTCGTTTAGCGCAATCTGAGCGTTCCTCTTGACCATTACTGCAGCATTGAAAGTTGCCGCTTCATCACGGATGGCCGCGCTAGAGCGTATGGAAGC